AGCATCGGCCCGCCGGGAGGAATAATACCCCAATCAGATACTGCATTAGTTACCGGATTAAATACTCCTTGACAATACCTATTAGAAAAATAAACTTTATCCTCTATCTCAATAAACGAAACAGGAAGTCCTCTATTTCCAATCGTACCAATCTCAGTTTTAGTCGGCGGAGTAAGTCTATAAAGCTTCTCATTATCAACAACTAAAGAACAACTCAATCCTGCCCAAACACAAACTCCATCAGTCAAACTCAAAGCCTTAGTAACCCCCGGCCGCTTAAAAACTCCACCCGTTTGATCCACATCAGCATTAAGAACAATCCTCGGCTCGGCAACCCCCTCCGCAGAGTAAAATCCTTCCTTCTCCTTAACATTATTCATTCCCGAAAAGCCAACAATGTCTATACTCCCATCTTTCGCCGGCATAATCAGTAAGGCTCCTGTGACCAAACATAATGTTTTCTATTCTTTCCAAGCCACTCTCTAAATCTAACCAAACCCTCTCTTCTCGAAAGTTCCCTCGACTGAGTATTCGGCTTAAGATTATCCACACCATCTTCAATTTTATCAAAACAAAGACTCGCAGCACCATTAACAAGAATCTTTCTATGTAAAAACTCAGGAATAACATCAGGAATATCAGAGTCACTACTCATCAAACTCGGATTCTTAAAATAAACAACTGTCAAAACTTCCGCAGTCGCCGGACAAGGATAGTACCAAAGTGTCGCCCCTTCCAGAGCAACTACCTCAATACTACCCTCTACATCCAACTTCCCACTAAGATCCATCAGAGTTTCCAGAGTCGGAAGAATAGTAACAGAATTTCCATTACTATCATAAACCCTCGAAAGAACACCACTAAATCCACCACTAACCCCCGTCATACTAACATAAGATAACAACGGATCAGTAGTAACAGTATCCAATCCCTTCATCTCCGGTACAAGACATTCCATCACAGTTGAAAAGTAGACGTCATTAATATAACTATCCACCATCTCATCCGTAAAAACAGAATCTTGCGCAATCAATTGAACTTCTTCTCTAATCTCACTTAATTGCATTTAAACATTTCCTCAGTTTAGTCAAAATTTGACAAAACTACATCACGTTCCTGGAACGATAGTTACAAGCATGTGGACACGGAAAGTCCCAACTGCAGCAGTTCCGATAGTAGCGTAAACGCATGGGACTGTAGTGGCTGCACCGATGATTGCTCTTGGAGCGGCGATGGTAGTGCTTGCTACTGTTGCAGTGAGCCAGTCACTGGTATTTGCTGTAGTTGGAGCGAGAAACGTAGCAGCAGTTACAACGTAATCAGCCGCGAGGAAGTATTCATCGAGATCGACAATAGTAATATCCCCGCCGGTTGTTACTGCATTTGTTGCGAGAGTACCGCTCCCGACGTTTACAGTATTTCCAGCAGTTGCTGCTACAATGTTCTGGACAATCACTTCCTGAACAATTATAATTTGCCCTGCGGTGGGGAAGCTAAAAAGAAGAGCACCTTTTGCAGTAGCCGCTCCGCAACTAACAACTCCAGAAGTCAGCCAAAAAGGATTTTCAAGAACAGTAGTTCTCTGATCCGTTCTACGATAATCTACACAGGTAATAGTAGCCATTTAAATATTCTCCTTTTGTTCTTTATCGAATAACACTGTATTGACAAAATACAATAATTTTTCCAGTTGTCCAAGTTGTACCGAGAGTGGCGGTGATTGCTCCGGTTCCTTTGTCAAAGTACTTCTGTCCGAAGGATATTATAGTATCGCTGACTGCTGATTTATACCCAACAGTTTTTGCGTCTACTATATCAGAAGAAAAGAACCCAGCAGGAACAGCAGTTTCCGTATTTCCACTCCATCCAATAGTGATGTCCTCCACGTTACAAGCAGTTTCCACCATCACCCACACGTTGCTGATGAATGCCCACTTCGGAATTCTCATTAAATTCCAAGTACCGGCAGTCGCCGCAGTACCACTAAGTGGTTTACTTTTAAGCAATCTGAAATTATCAGAAGCCGCGTTTGAAAAGAAATCAGGCATGTTTCAACCTCCCCTTGTTAGGTCAGTGCAGTGGCGTAACTTGCAGCCGTAATCACTGAATTATCCTTGCCGTCAAAGACGACTTTTTTACAACCAAAAATACCACCACTGCGGATCATGACATAGCGCTTTGCATCTTTTTCATAGGGAATGAATGCGAGGGTTGTTGACTTTGATTCACCCGCTCCGCCCCAAGCAAAAGTTGCCGCCTGTGCCCCAAGAAGAACCGCGCGGTAAACGTTAGTGTAAAGAGAAGGCATTCTTTCACTCTTCGAGATAAGCATTCCATTATACATTAACTCAACACTTTCGAGTTTCAACTCCTGAGCATCCCGGCGAATGTCGCCCCACTGAGCTACGTTGGTATTTGCTTTCAACTGGTCGTAGACATAGTTGTGCAGAATAACACGATAAGTCTTCTTCCCACCCATCATTATAGGACGAATCTTGTCGCAGCCGGTTGCAGGAAGTTCAGCCCGCTGTTTCAGCCGATCAAGAAAGGTCAAATCCATAATATCCGAGGAGGAAATACTCGCTTCTGCCACATCGTTTACAGTGATTTTGTGCCCGGTGTCTGGTTCAGTACATGCCTGTGCAAAAGTCTTCCCCGCGATTTTGAAAGTAGAATTACCCGCAAGAGTATTAATTGCGTAGTCGCTCAGTTTGTCACTCCACCAATCACTCAGAGCATCTTTTCCCTCAGACATAAGGTCATAAGGAACCCTTTGTTCTTCCATCCTACCACCAGTATCAATGGCGTGGTTCAACTCTTCAATAGTCATGGCGAAATCTTTAAACCGAATCTTCTCTTCATTACCCTCAACCGTATCACTCCCTACAATACCTTCACCAAGAAGTTGTCTACGAATTGCAAAGGTAATCTGATCTCCTTCACCTTTCCCGAGTTCCGTTCGCATCTGAATAACACTATCCGTTCCAGAGCCAATAAGCTCATTAAACTCAACTGCCTTCAGCATAACATGAAATAGATCTTTAGCCCATTTTTTCCGGGTCAAAGCATCATTACTTAAAAATTGAATTTCTCTTGCTGCCATAAGTCATTACTCCTTTATTTAAGTTATGTCAAAATTTGACATTACTTTATTTCAATTTTCCCATCATGTACTTTTGGTAGATGTCCTTTGGTACTTGATGGAGTTCGCTTTCATCGAGGTTGTCGATCTTTGAAGCTGTCCATGTGCCGGAGGAATTAGCGTCTCCGGAGCCGAGGGAAGCTATACTTCCTGGGGCTTCTTTAGCTTCAAGGACCTTCTTTGCTGTTTCTGGGGGTTTAGTTGTTGTTGGTGTTTTTACAGTTTCTGGAATGGTCTTTCCTTTGTACTTAGGATGGTTCTCCTTAATAATGCCATACATGTACTTGTAAGGGTTTGACTTCTTCCATACTTCGAGTTCAAGTTGAATTAAAACTTCATTAAAATCTCTTCCTTCGTTTCGAGAGATAGAGGTAGCAGCCATTTCAAAAATGTCATCGAAGTGGGACTTTGTGCATACTTCGTAGATGTCGGAGTATTTTGGATTCGCCTCCATAGCCTCTACAAGGACTTCGAGAATAGGTGTTTTGGCTATTGCTACGTTGTGAAGTTCTATCTGAAGTTGTTCGAGTGGAGTGTAAGTGACGGTTGTTCTTCCCTCGTCATCTGTTTCACTGTGTTCTTTCACTCGCCCAAGTTTTGCCTTCATAGCGGCAATTTCTTTTCTTTGCTCTCTAATGAATTGGCGAAGTTCGTTTAATTCAATGTTCTCTTGAGGAATGGCGGGAGGATCTGCAGGAGTATCTGCTGGGGCTTCCTCAGTTGTCTTTGTGACTTCCTCTGTCTTTACTTCTTCAATTGGTGCGGTCTCAGTAGTTTCAGGCGGGGTAATTGCTTCTCCCTCTTCCTGCTGCTGAAGGATGTCGTCTAATTCTTGAGTCATGAAGTTTTTGCTCCTTGAGATTGTGCTTGCTGGGCTTTTAGTTCGGCCTCAGCCATTTTTTGTTGATTTTGAGCATCCGTGATGACTTTCTGCTGCTCGGCGTTTATTTGAGCTATATCACGTTGTAGCGTAGCGCTGGAATTGGCTATATCTACTTTTGCTTGAATTTCGAGAAGTTTAATTTTACGCTCTTCTTCTATGTTAGCCTGTTGTTGCTGCTGTTGAGACTCGAAGGTTTGTTGAACTTTCTTCTTCGCTGTGTAAGGAATATTGGAATATTCAAGTATTAAATCCGGCGGAATAGCATTTGGATTGTTATGAGCATAATCTGTTAAAATCTGCGCTATTAACATTCTTGAAGAAGCAGTTTCAATTGTCTCATCTACAATTAAATCAAACTCCC